GCTTAACAGCTCATATAACTTTGACTTTGGTATTGCCGATCCCAATAGCTTATCGGTTGACTTTGGCATGATGGTGTGGCTTGCGCGTAACAGCAACGGCTTGGTGTCCTTTATGATGAGTAATGGCCAAGCACCACAGGATATATCGTCGCAGGCCATTAACGTGCTGCTTGAGAATTCGACTCATCCTGATACGGTGAGCCCGTTTTTGACCAATGAAGTGGATGGGTTTTTATACCAGTATGAGAATACGATTTTTTATAGGGCGGCTGCCGGTCGGTTCGTGAACTTTGGCGATTTGGATATCATCGATAATGCTAACGCTATTGAATACAACTTTGAAACTGGCAAGTGGGCACGTGTTATTGAACTTAATGGTGAGCGTAACCGTATCCAAAAGCATGTCTACTTTAACAGTTCTCATTTGGTGATTGTGCAAGATGATCCAGCCATCTATCAAATGGCAGGTAATATTTACCATAACGAATTAAGAAATACAGCACAACCAGACATTCAAGCAGCGGATGCGTTTTTGAAATACCCCATGCGCTATGAGCTTGTGACCCAGCAAATCTATTTGCCGGATTACGCGGAGTTTGAAGATGAGTATGTCGAGATTGACTTTGTATTTGGGAATAAGACGTTTTATCAAAGCTATGCCCCTTTCCTCAATACGGTATATGTCGTTAAGGATGGCGAGCCACCGGATGCACCTGTCTTTATCCTTTCAGAAGATAATAAGTATCTTATTAAAGAGGGAACCAACACACCCACATTTGATGATAACCATTATAACGCTCTATTTAAGCCTCATATTGAGCTTTATTATTCTGATGATGGGGGTGAAACATACCTTCCAGCAGATGTGCGCGAATTCAGCCCCCTTGGGGCGTATCGCTGGCGAATGCGATGGTATGAGTTAGCCTGTAGCCGTAACCGCTGTTATCGGCTGGTTTGTGTAAGCTCAGCGCCCATCGTGATATTGGGTGGGGTGCGCATGAGCCGACGTGTGAGCGGGGGTGCCAATTAATGACTATTTTTTTAGACAGGATTGATGCAGCGCCCATTATGAACAGTGATTTTGATGCCCAATTCTTGCAATGGATTTGGGTGTTGGTTGATACTTTAAATGAGAACATTAATGATATTCAAGACGCCTTAAATCTATTAACCGCCATGGGCTATACAGCGGTTGAAATTGCTGCAATGAATGTGGCAGGGACTTTGGGCAATGGAGTTTTGTTGTATGACACAACAAACCACGTTTATGTAGGGAAGCAAAACGGGGCTTTGGTCAAATTTACGACCACGGCCTACCCATAAGGAGATGAACAATGAGCTGGCTATCTAGTTTTCTACATCCCGGCAAAGGCTATGAGAAGGGCCAAGAGCAGCTCGATAAATACTATGGGCAGGCTCAAAACTTCTTTAACCAAGGCCAGCAGTATTTAGATCCCTACAACAAGCAAGGACAGGGCGCATTTGGCGATTTACAAAACACCATGAAATCACTGCTAGACCCTCAAGCCCTGCAAGATAAATGGATTAAAGGCTATACCGAATCGGAAGCTGCAAAGAATGCGGAAGGTCGCGCCCAAGAACACGGCCTTGATGCCGCAAGCTCTATGGGGCTGATGGGTTCAAGCCCAGCATTATCAGCCATACAAGCAGGAACCACACAAATTGGCTTGGATGATAGGCAAAATTACCTTGATAACTTAATGCAAAAATACCTAGCCGGTGCTGGCATGGCTCAAGGGCTCTACGGCTCAGGATTAAACGCCGCAGGCCAGCAAAACCAAAATGCCATGGGTATGGGTAACAATGCCATGAATATGGGCCAAAACAGTGCTCAAATGGCCTTTGGACAGCAAAATGCAGGTGGCAGTATGTTTGGTAATTTGCTAGGAGCTGGCTTAGGATTGGCAGGAAGTGCGCTTGGTGGGCCTATGGGTGGCGCTTTAGCTAAACGATGGAATCTTTCAGGGGGTGCATAATGGCAATTAATGTTCCTATGCCCTCATTACCGGGGGATGCGCTGTTAAAAGGGATTGATACTGGCTCTAATATGTTTGCCAAAATCATGAACGCCAAGTACAACAATTCACTGCATCCTTCAGGGGATGTGGCCAATGCCATGTATGTGGAGCAATTGCGCAATCAATACGGTGAAGACGACCCACGCTATTTGCAGGCGAAAGCCGCTCATGAAATGGCAATGCAAGGGCATCAATCCTTAATGGATTACCGCACCCAATTATCGCAATTAGCCCCTTATCGTGCCGCAACACCTGAAGAAAAACTCATTGCCGCCCAAAAAGGTCATGGCGTATTGCAAACTTTTGGCGGTGGAACAGGTGGAAGCGAGAAAGTGAAAGCTGGCATGGTGTCTGGCGATGATGGGCATGTGATTTCTGAAGAAGAAGCGCGTGTTTATAACCAAGCATTGGGTAAAAAGACCACGGATGCTGCCATTCGCAATAAGATTCCCTATGCCAAAAACGTCAAAATCACCATGGATAACATCAATCCTGAAGCATTGGTTCAATATTCAGGGGTGCAAGGCAGTGGTAAATTATTGGTAGACTCTTTGAAAGCTGCAATGGGTACGCCGCCCCCTGAATTCATGGAATATCAAAAGGCAGTGACTGGTGCTAAGACCTTATCCAAGCAATTGCGTCAATTTTGGGGTGATTCCATTCAGCCTGCGGCGACCGATAAGATTGATCAGCTCACCAACCCTAGCCATTGGAGCAAAAATCCACAAGTGGCCTTGCAGCAATTTAACCAATTAAAGCAAATCACAGACCAAGAATTGCAAACCTTCCAGCAATCAGGCACATCGCCCATGAAACTGGATTATGACAAAGCCACAGACAGCTTCTTTGCAACACCTACTCAAAAGGCTGCTAAAGCTGAAGAAAAAATGGCTCAAGATACATCCGATGATTTCTTAAGGGCTATGGAGCCTCAACTGCTGCAAATGAATTCTAAATTTACGGCTTCTAACATCAAACATACAGCCCAAGAAACTGGCATGAGCGTTGAGGAAGTGATTCAACAACTGATGTCTAAAAATCAGCAAGGAGGCCGATAATGCCTATTAATTTGCTGGCTGATGACACTGAAGCGCCTATCAATTTACTGGCTGAAGAACCAAGTAGTCAGTCATTTTATGACTTATCGCCTGAAGATCAAGAAAAAGTTATGGGCCTTGTTAAGCAAAAATTATCCATGCAACACCCCAATATGCCGGAGTGGATGCAAGACGTATTGCTGAAAATGACACCAAAAGACAAATCACCCATGCTTGAATCAGCAGCACGCGGCATGACGAACGTGTCAAACTACATACCAGCAGCCTTTGGCGGCCTATTACAAGGCGCATCCATCCCTATTCGTGGCGTGGCCAGCATGATTCCGGGTGAATTTGCCCAAGGTCTTGCCAATAGCCCTGATTTACGTGATTTATTCCCACAAGCTGAAGGAACAGGCCAAAAGTCTGTCCAAGCAGCCGCAGAATTATTAGGCGGTGGCGGTTTATTCGGAAAGCTCATGCAAGGTGTGAAAGGTGCTGCCGCCTTATCCCGAGTACCTAAGATGCTTCAAAACCCATTAGCTTTGGGTGGTGCTGGGTACATTGCCACCCCCGGAACCCCAACTGATAAAGGCTTGGGTGCAGCCGGGGCTCTGGCTCTTGGTGGCGCTGGCAATCTAGCCGGCAAAGCGGCTGGCAAAGTAGGTGAAAAATTGCCTGAATTTATGCGCGGATTAACCAGCAAATCAACCCCTGAAGCCTTAGTGGAAGCCGTACAAAAACCCCATGACAAACTTCAAAGTACTGCCGATGAGCTCTATGGACAAGTGCGTAGTGCGGTTAAAAAACGCGGCATTAAGATTCCTGTCAAAGACATGCATTTGGATAAGGTAAGAGAAATATTGCCTAAAACACGTGCCAGTGAGAAGCTTATTGAGCGTGCCAAATCAGGCGATTATGACGCGGTACATGATTTACAAAGCCACCTTTATAAGAAAGGCACCAAAGGCTTGGCATCTGATGATATTGCCTTGGAAAACCAAGGTGAAGAGATATTGGATTTACGAGACAAAATAAACGATGATTTAGAAAGCCACTTATTGAAAGAAGGTCACATTGATGTGGCCCACGTACTCAAACAAGGTAAAAAGACGGTTGCTAAGCTTAAAAGTACCTACTTTGCGCCACTGCTTAGAAAAGGTGTTGGAAAGATGGTGCAATCTGATTTGCGATTGGTGCCTGAAAACCCTGAGAAGTTATTTAGTCAAAACTCAGTACCTATGAAAGATTTTCTAGGTAAGCACCCGGAAGCTGCAAAGCATGTTCAAGGCATTAAAGAAAAACAAAAGGCGATGAAAGATTTGGATAGTTTATTTAAAAAAGGCGCTGGCGTTGGTGGAGCAACATTTATCGGCAAAACTATTTACGATTTATTTCGTTAGCCTTTAAGTGAACGCTTACACCGAACCAACCGATAGCAGCACAGCAAAGAATAAAGATCATGATTTACCCCTAAATGGTTAAGTATAAAGCAGTAGATGGATAAAAAACAAGCATTAATCGACAAGGAGTTGAAAATGCCGTTAGTGAAAGGGAAAAAAGCAAGCACGCGCTCAGGGTTTTCCGAGAATGTGAAGCGTGAAATGAACGCCGGCAAGCCCCAGAAGCAGGCTGTTGCGATTGCTTATTCGGAAGCGCGAGAAGGTAAAAAGCGCCCTAAAAAGTAAATTATAAGGACATACCATGGCACTAGGGATAAGAGGCGCAAACCCGATTTGGGCTGAGTTTGATTTGGAAGGGAATCTATTTGACGACACGTTTTATCTGTACGTGCTTCAAAACACATTGCCTTATTTGCCTGCGACCGTGTATCACGATCCAGATTTATCAGTGCCATGGACTAATCCCATTCAGTTCTTAGCCAATGGCACATTGCCTGTCGATATATTCTTTGAATCAGATGTAGTCTATCGCTTGGAGTTTCGACAAAACCTTGGCGTAGCACCCCCATCTCAAAACGACCCACTCATTTATGAAGTCAATAATTATATTGCAGGCTCAGGCGGCTCAACACCGATTGATACGGTGGCCTTTGCGTCTAGCAATCAGATAACCAACCCCCAATTTTCTCTGATAAGTTTTTCGTCCCCTTTTACCTTATCAGCGGCGACTAATCCCGATCCGATAGAAGTTGCGCCGGGTTGGTTCCTAGAATTAGCAGGAACCGGAAATGTAACCCTTGAGCAAGTGCCATTAAATGACACCCTCACCAACCCGTCAAATGCGCCCTATGCGCTGCGATTGACCTTGGTTGGCTGGGACACTGACGGAGTCTTCTTGCGTCAACGATTCCAACAAAATGGAATGCTCTGGGCGAATAAAATCGTATCATCCACAGTCACCGCACGCATTGGGCCATCAGATGTACCCCAAAACATCAGTGCTGATTTAATTGACTCCAATGGAACAACGCTTACGCGCGTGCTTGAACAAACGCCTGTCACCGGTTCATTTAGTGAATTGACAGGTCATGGAAGTTTGCCAGCGACATCAAACCCTGATGTACCGCCTGCCGCTTACATTGATTACAAGATGTCGATTCCAAGTAATATCGATCTCTACGTCACAAGCTTCCAATTGGTCGTCCAAGACCTACCCATTGAGCCAAGCTTTGAACAAGACTCAATCGATAGGCAAATTGACCATACCTTCCATTATTATCGAGACTCTTTGCTAAGACAGCAAAAAGAATCGATTTTAACAGGATGGGACTTTGGCCTTAACCCTTGGCAGGCATATCCTGTAACAACCACCAATTTGGCAACCTTTGGTTATACAGCAGACCAAACAATCATGATTCAGCAAGCCTATGTTGCCAGTGCCACAGGCAATAATATTTCAACGGCTCGCGGCTCTGCTGCCGAAAAGTATGGCTTTAAAGTGGCATCAGTTACAGCAACCAACCAATTTGCAATGATTCAGTATGTAGATCCTGCAACCATTCGTGATGGCTGGGGTAAGAATTTCTCAGCACTGCTTAAATTAGTTGCACAATTGCAAAACCCAGCGGCTACCGTTCGCCTTAAAATGAAGCTCATTTGGCGCACCTCTTTACCAAGTGCGATATCACAAACTGAGCCGATTACCACATGGGCTGCCAGTGGTGAACCTGTATTTGCTGCCGGATGGACTGCTATAAATTCAATCAATAATCGAGTTTATAGTCTTGTCAATGGGGCTAACTCACTACTTTTTGAGGGCTTTAGCCTGCCAGCGGCCAGTTCGACAACAATGACGCTTGGAATTGTGGTGTATACGGTTGACTCCATGCTGTCATCAGGAACGCCAGATAACTTATTGTTTGAAAAATGTTCTTTAGTGCAAAACGATTTTGCCATTGACACGCCGTCTTTGACCTATGATGAAACCTTGCGCCGATGCCAATATTATTATGAGACAAGCTTTGAGCCCGGTGGCGCTACATTAACGACAGGGCCGCAAAGAGTTTCGCTTATAAGTGCGGTATATGAGCCACAAAATGCCTACTTTAACCAAGGTGCTGCCACTGTTTCTGCCTTTCCAAACGGCTTTGGAGTCCAATACAAAGTGATTAAGAGGGCTAATCCAACCCTTGGTATTTATTCAGGGGTTACGACTACCGTTGGAAAAGTTTGGGGGGTTTTAAATGGATCGAGCGGTGCCGGCTCGAATGAAGTGGATTTGGCAACCTTCTTCACAACCTTTGGTGTTAATGGAGTGTATGGTTTTTCATACCGCGGAACAGGTTTAAGTACAATGGTTGCAGCACCGAGTGGTATTTCATCATCTACCGCAGGAACAGCAGGGATACTTTATCACTATATAGCTAATTCACGACTAGGAGTCTAATGATGGCGATTCAATACAACAGCAACTACAACGACACGATACCTTTTAGTGACGTCTGTTTTCAGGTGGCTTTAGCTACCAATACCGATGAGGCCATCACCATACCCGGTGCGCCTACCACTCAGTATCAAGCCTTATTCAGTTATACGTCCACATCCAACGTGTTTGTTCGTAACAACACAGCTGCGGGCGTACCTGCTGGCGGCACGACTGAAGAAGAGCAGTACAATGAGTTTAGACCGTACAAGCGTTATGTGAAAGGTGGTGATGTGCTACACTTAATTACGCCGGATGCGTCTGCTTATGTTGGAGTGTCATTAAGACAACTACAAGGCTAATAAACGAATAATCACAAGGATAAGTGATGGCCATTCAGACTATTAAGTTTAGTGAGTTTACTAACGGGGGCGATTTAGAACCAAACCAGACTACGGTTGGTTTAGATAATACGCTCACCGTTAATACGCGGTTTACAAACCCATTTCCTTTGCTCGCCCCGGGCTCTACAGGCGACAGACCTGTTCCTGCTGCGAATATGTACTTTCGCTTGCGTTTTAATACAACGACCGAGCTTTATGAGTACTATTCCCCAACAACTGCGTCATGGATCAATATTCAATCGGGAACAGATATCCTTCCCTTATTGGCAAGCCATGCGGCAGGGGAAGGAGCAAGCCTGATTGGTCTACAAAACCAAGGTGGGGTATTAAATAAATTCGTTCAAGACCTAGCCAATGGCGCAATCCTTGCTCAAACAGATAACGGCACACTGGTCAATGGCGTATTCCTTGATGATTTGACAACCGGCATGCTGGGTGTGACCACAGGAACAGGCGCACTGGCGTCACGCATATTAACGGGTGTCGCTAACCAAATAGATATCGTTAATGGCGATGGCTCAGCAAATCCAACATTTGGATTGTCAAGCACTTTAAATGTTCCCGGAACCTTTACCATTCAAAGCTCATCGGTCATTCAAGCAATCATCAATGACAATACGATGGCAACAGCTTCCACAAACAACATACCAACTGCTTTGTCCATTAAGACGTACGTTGACAACTCTGTAAGCAGCGGCGTTGGGGGTGTGAATGGAAATATTCAATATAATAATGCTGGTATTTTTGGTGGCGATCCTAATATTAACACTGATGGCGTAGGCAATTTGACCGTCATTGGGGGCTCTTTAACCGTTGATAACGTCAAATTAAGCGGTAACACCCTTCAAACCCTAGATACTAACGGTAATTTTAATGTCGATTTGGATGGAACAGGCCAATTCTTTATTAATGCCACCCAAGGGGTGGATGAAATCATCAACGATGCAACCATGGCAACGGCTACCTCAAATAATCTGCCCACAGCGCTTGCCATTAAGCAATACGTGGACGCAGTAGCCAGCGGTCTTGCATTTTTAACCGCAGTAATGGCGGCATCTACTGGAAACTATACCGCCACCTATTTTGATAACGGTGCAGGCGGTATTGGCGATACATTGACCAACGCAGGAGCCATGGCCGCTTTTTCTATAGATGGATTAAGCCCAAGCGTAAATGATAGGGTTCTTATTAAAAACCAATCAACACCGGCTTATAATGGTGTGTACACAGTGACAACGGTAGGCTCTGGTGCTGTTAATTGGGTTTTGACTCGTGCTACAGACTTTGATGAACCAAGTGAAATCGTACCCGGTGTGGTCATTCCAGTTTTACCCGGCGGTACTGCCAATGGCGGCACAAGCTGGCTTCAAGTGGATACCGTGGTCACCGTGGGAACCGATCCAATCGAATTTATCCAGTTTACAGCTCAATTGCCTTTAAGTTTGGCAAACGGCGGAACAGGTGCCAATTTAACGGCTGCCAATGGCGGTATTGTTTACTCTGGCGCAAGTACTTTGGCTATATTAGCCCCTGCTGCAAACTCAATGTTAGTCACTGATGGCTCAAGTATTCCGTCAATGGTGGCCTTTACCGGTAGCGGTGCGCCCGTGCGAGCCACAGGCCCAACCTTGGTTGGCCCGATTTTGGGAACGCCTGCAAGCGGTACGTTAACCAACTGCACAGGATTGCCCATATCAACTGGCGTGAGTGGTCTTGGCGCTGGTATTGCGACTTTCTTGGCTACCCCATCAAGTGCTAATTTAGCAGCCGCAATGACCGATGAAACAGGATCGGGCTTATTAGTATTTAATGATAACCCGACCTTTATTTCACCGATTCTTGGCACACCAACATCAGGAAACCTTGCCAACTGCACAGGATTACCCTTGACAACAGGTGTGACCGGTAACTTGCCTGTAACCAATCTAAACTCAGGCACAGGTGCAACCTCATCAACTTTCTGGCGTGGTGACGGCACTTGGGCAACCCCTTCAGGAACCGGTGTGACATCTGTTTCAGGCACATTAAATCGCATCACATCCACCGGCGGCTCAACCCCTGTCATTGATATTGCGGCAACTTATGTGGGTCAAACCTCAATCACCACTCTTGGAACCATTACATCAGGTACTTGGAATGCGAACGTGGTGCAGCCAACCTTTGGGGGAACCGGGGTTAACAATGGCCTATCCACGCTTACTTTGGGCGGCAATTTAACCACATCAGGCGCCTTTGCAAGCACCTTTACCATGACGGCTGCCACAGCAGTCACATTTCCTACCTCTGGAACCTTGGCCACAACAAGCCAAATCCCAACGGGTGCGGCCCTAACAAAGACCGATGACACCAACGTAACTCTAACACTTGGTGGAAGCCCAACAACGGCTCTTGTCAATGCAGCCTCATTAACCTTGGGATGGACTGGTCAATTGGCGGTAACTCGCGGCGGTACTGGTTTAAGCTCTGTATCTCAGGGTGATATTTTATATGGTAGTGCTGCAAATACGCTGTCAACGCTTGCCAAGAATACAACAGCAAGTCGTTATTTATCCAATTCAGGAAGTTCTAATAACCCTGCTTGGGCGCAAGTAGACTTGTCAAATGGTGTTACTGGAAACCTACCAGTTACCAATTTAAACAGCGGAACAAGCGCCTCAGGAACGACTTTTTGGGCAGGTGATGGCACTTGGAAAACCCCTGCTGGGGGTTCAGGATTTACCAGTATTGTTATACAGACCTTCCTTACTAACGGAACATCAACCTATACACCAACCTCAGGGATGTCCTATTGCATCGTTGAAGTCGTTGGCGGTGGTGGGGGTGGTGGCGGATGCGCTGCCGGTGCTGCCAACTCACTCGGTGGCGGCGGCGGTGGGGGCGGCGGTGGATATTCACGTGAATACTATTCCGCGGCAACCATTGGCGCCAGTAAATCCGTAACGGTAGGCGCCGGGGGCTCAGGCGGTGGAGCTGGGGGAACCGGAAACCCCGGGGGAACGACAAGCTTTGGCTCGCTCATGACTGCCACTGGCGGCTCAGGCGGTGGTGGACTGACTGGCTCAACGGCATTTCGTTCAATTTCAGGGGGCACCGGCGGAGCGGGTGCATCAGGTACGTTTAATATCAACGGCGATGGCGGTGGATTTAGCGTAACCTCAGGAAGCACACAGGCTGGATCTTCAGGGGGCGGCGGAAGCTCTTATTTTGGCGGTGGAGCTATCTATAAAAACGGAACGACCGCAGCTACCGGGGGAACTGGAACCGCAATCGGTGGCGGCGGCTCAGGGGGTCTTTGCACCAACGCATCCAATGCTTCAGGTGGCGGCGGCGCAGACGGCTGTTGTATAGTTACTGAATTCATTGTTTAAGGATAAATAAATGAAAGCACTTATATTTCAAGAAAAGGTCATCGAAGTAAAAGAAATTCCTTTTGAAGTCGCACCAGAATTATTCTGGGTCGACTGCCCTGATGATTGTGTTCCGGGTTGGACTTATATAAATGGAGTGCTCGCACCCCCTGTTATTGCTCCACCTGATATCCCACAGATTTTGAATGAATACAATGCAGGCATTCAGGCTTATTTAAACGATGTGGCTTTGAAAAAAGGCTATGAATCAGCACTGTACTGCTTGAGTTACTTGCAAAGCTCAATCCCTGCATGGGCTGAAGAAGCAGGCGTTTTTTTAAAATGGCGTGATAGCGTGTGGGTGTATGTATTAGGAGAATTGCCAAAATTCTTAAATGGTGATAGACCTTTAATTCCGCTTGAGCAATTTATATCAGAATTCCCGGTCATTAGCTGGCCGAGTTAAGATTTTTTAAAACAAGGAGAGGGTAATGGTTTTAGATATGCAAGTAATTCGTCATCAATTACAAAGTTGTATTATGCAAAGAGATGAAGCGGCACATAAATTCCAGCAATGCGTAGGCGCTATTTCTATATTAGAAGAGCAGCTCAAGGTGATTGCTCAAGGGCTTGCAAACCCTGCAAAGAAAGAAGAAGACTGTGGCTGCAAGGAAGGTACTTCACCTGAAGACTGTGAGTGTGAAGAAGAGCAAAAAGAGGGTGCCGCTGTCATGGATGGACTGCCCTGTGAAGGAGAACAACAAGATGGCCAAGTTGAGCAGCAAGAGCCGGTCGAAGCTTCCCAAGAGTGATTTTGGTATGCCCGGTGAAAAGAAGTATCCCATGCCTGATAAAGCACACGCAGCCAATGCCAAAGCGCGTGCTACACAGATGGAGAACAAAGGGAAGCTTTCGTCTTCATCGAAAGCTAAAATTGATGCCAAAGCCAACAGGATTTTAGATGCTGGCAAACGCGGGGGTAAAGGATAATGAGTTTATTATCATCATTTATAACCAATCAATTAATTAAAAGCCTTGAAGCTCAATTTGTAGCGCATGAGCCTGAGATTCAAGATGCTTTTGTTAATGAAGTCGCAGTGGCCGTTAACCACGTGGTATCTTGGGTTAATGACAAATTGCATGCCAAACAACAAAAACTAGAAGAGGGCCAGCAATGAAAAAGCCTGCCAAGAAGATGGAAGAAAAAAATATCCGCAATATGGATAGGAAAGACGAAAAGAAGTTGGAAAAAAAGAAGATGAAAAAGGACTGTAAATAATAACTCAAGGAGCGAATCATGGCTTACGATGAAACACCCCGTAAGGAAATCGAAGTCCGTGAAGGCAAGAGTCGCAATTACGCAGGTCATGATTCGTTAATTGACAGCGCAAAGGCGTCCGGCAAGTACGGAGTTCGTACCGATGCAGCAGCAGAGGGCGTCGGCTATCTAGGTGTCGACGATTTAGATAGAATAAGACGTCGGAAGTTGAAGTAAAGGACTTACTTTTAATAATTATAAGGAGATAGTTTCATGGCTATTACAGCAATCGGACGTTACTTTGTTGGCAACCCTAACATTGTAGCCATCGTCACAGACGATAACTTAGCAGCAATCACCACCGCAGGGTATTTGACTGGCGCGGCTATTGCCGCAGACATTGAAGCCTTACAAAATGGTGAGTTTCAATGGCAAGATACAGACATCGTTTTAATATCCTACGCACCTGATTTCATAGTGAACTGGTTTAAATACGATGCAGCCAATGCCACATTCGTTGCAAACCCTGCTGCTGGCGGCTTAAGCAACAGTCTTTTAAGCGGACGAATTTTTGTTGGTAATGGTGCAAACGTAGCGACTGGTGTTGTTGCCTCTGGTGATATCACCAATAACAATGCTGGTGTTTTTGCAATCGGGGCTAACAAGGTGCTTTCTTCTATGATTAGCCCGCTAATCAGAAAGTATGTTGCGGTTCCCATTACTGCTGCTGAGTTTAATGGCATGTATGCTGCCCCTAAACTGCTTGTTGCAGCCGGTGGCGCGAATACATTGCTTGTATTAGATCAGCTACAACTTGCAATGACTTATGGCTCTGCGAACTATGCTGCTGGGGGCGTTGCTGCTGTTCAATACGACTCCACTGCAAACGGCGCGGGTACTATTGCATCGACCACTTTGGCCGCT